ATCGTTGCGGAACCGGTTGTGTCGTCCCAGCCCTCTAGGACGAGGGTGGGCATGGCGGCGATGTGGAGCGCGTGGATAAGGTCCGCTTGGCGTTGGTAGTGCGTGATATTCAGATTGGCAATGTCTAGTAGTGGGGGTTGGGATACCAGCAGGCCACGACGGTTGCTGTAGATCGGGACAAGGGGGATTTCGTCGAGGCTGTAGCCGCCCGTGGCGGTGAATTCCACCAGTTCTTGGCCGAGGGTGTACAGGTCGTAACGGCCTGGGTAGATGACGCGCATCTCCTCGACTTGTTCTTCGCCGAATTCGTTGAGGGGGCGGACGTCGTAGTCGTGGATGCGGACTTGCAGTAGGCGGTTGGTGCCGGGTTCTTTGCGCCAGCCCCAGATCTGGGGGGCGTCGACATGGACGAAGTACGGGCGGCGGCCCATGGCGCGTTCTTCGGCCAGGTTGCGGGCTTCAGTCGCTGCTGGGTAATCCACCAAGATCGCGCTGTGGCCGTAGGTAAGGCTGCTTACCAACGCGCGGCGGGCGTATTCGTTGATGTTCGAGCCGAGGCCGTCGATGTTCTGTGCCAGCTCCAGCCAGTAGGGGTCGCCCTCGATGTGGATGGGTTTGCGGAGGATGGCGCCGGCGGCGGTTTCGATTAGGCGACTGGTGTAGGGGCTGAGGACGCTGCGGTCGACGCGGGTCTGGTATGCGTCGTCGTCTTCACGCGGTTCTTGAGGGAGATATGTTTCGCACAGGTCGCGGATGTAGTTCGTGCCACGGGTGACGGCGGCCATCACGCCCCAGTCCGGCATCATGGCGATGACTTCAAGGCTGCGGACGAACGGGGATTCGCTGACTACAGCTCCAGTTGGGGGGATGTTGGCGCTGTAGACCACGGCTAGGCTCCTACTTTGTACTTATTTTGGCAGAGAGTCACCACTTGGTCTTGTTTGCCCAGTAGGCGGCAGACATTTTGCCTTTGGCGATGTTATCTGCGTGGCGTGCTTTGAAGGCTTCGCGGCGGGCTTTGTTTGCTGCTGATTCACCTTCGCGTTTGGGGGATCCAGAGACTCCCTGTTGGCCGAAGCGGATAAGTTTTACTTTGTCGCCCTCCTTTGCGAGGACTACGTGGGATTTGTTTGGGTGGTTTGGGGTGCGTTTCGGTTTGTTGTAGCCCGAAAACTTTTCGCCGCGATACTCAATCATCGTCGTCTTCTTCGTCGTCGGGGTCAGCGATTGGCACCAGTACTTCGATGCCTTGGGCGAGCATTGCTACGAAGCCGCCCAGTATTTCCGGGTTTTGGGGTGATTTGAAGACGAAGGTGGCGTGGGTGAGGCCGTCTTCAGCATCAATTTCGATGTGAACACAGCCGCCGTTTACCGTTTGGATTGCCATTAGCCGTGATAAGCGACTGCAATGTGAGGTACGACGGTGGGCGTGCCGGAGCTGATGGAGGCGATGCGCATACGGATCTTGGCGGCAGGTTTGCCGTCGTAGAAGTAGACGTATTGGCCGTTGGAGTTAATGGTTTTGCTGGTGTCGATGGTGAACCAGTTGCCGTTGCCGTTGAAGCTGCATTCCAAGGCAAGTTGGAAGTTGGCGCCGCCTGTGACGGTGGCGGCAAATGTATAGCTGGAGGATTGGGCGGGGACTTCCATCCAGTCGTCGACGGCGCTCATGTTGCCGCCGGTAAATTCGACGATGTTGGTGAAGTGGTCTTTGGCGGTGATAGCGACGGCAGCCATGATTTATCTCCGGGTTATTTGCGACCTTTAGGTCGCTTGGCGGTTTTGGCGGCTGCGCGGAAGGCAGCGGCGGTGGGGGCACCCTTAGTGCCAGGTTTGCGCATTTTTTCACCGCTGCCGGCGGCGATACGCTTGCGTTTTGCTTGGATATTGGCGTAAAGGCCGGGGTCGCCGGGTTTTTTGCGTGCCATCGGTCTACTTCTTGCGCTTTTTGCGGGTCATACCAGCCTCGGACATGGCAATCGCCACGGCCTGCTTGCGGCTGGTTACTTTTGCGCCCGAGCTGGACTTCAGTGCGCCAGATTTATACTCTGACATCACTTTTTCGACCTTCTTTTGGCCTTTGGTGGGCTTTTTTGCCGCCATTTTGTGCCAGCAAGGGGTGTTACCACACACGATAGGACGTTTTGCCGAGACTCTCGGGCTTGGCCAAGTTGAAGCTTTGCAGGCAGAGATAGCCCAAGGCGTCAAATGCGTGGTCAACCCCCAAGTTTTTGTTGGGTAAACCCGTGTTTGGTGCGTATGTAAGGGTTCGCAGGGATTTAATCAGTTCCTTGCAGCGTGGGTGGATAAAAATACGGCGGCGACCTGTTGCGTCGAGCAGACCCATGTTGACCGCGTTGATTTTGTCGCGGATTTTCCATGGTGCGCGGGGGCTGGACACCGTAAAGCCTGATTTGCGGAGGATTGAGTGGTCTGTCTGGCCTACGCCAGCTGTTTTACGGGCACCACCTGTCGGGTCGGGGCAAGCGATAATTCGGCGCTCAATTCCGAACTTTTGCTGGACGGCTTCGCAGAAATCCCACGTTGTCGCGCCACCAGTAAGGATCAATTCGTCAAATACCCACAGGTCTTCGCCTTTTTTGACCGCAAATACGCCCGCCATAAATTCGACGTTGAAGTCGAGACCCAGCAGCAAAGGCAAGATCGGTAGATCCTGTACCTCTTTGTTGATGTTGTCGTCGCCAAACGAGACTGCGACAAGGCCGCTGAGGTTTTCGAAGCTGGCTTCGAATTCCTGGCGGAAGGTGCGGGGATCCAGTTGGGAGCGGGCGGCTTCGATTTCCTCTGGTGGAACGTTGTCGCCGTCGATTGTGGTGAATTGCCAGCGTTGCCAGTCCTTGTCGCCTTCCTCGCAATAACACCAGAGGTCGTAGAACCAGCTGGCGGTGCCGTCTGGGGTGGAGATGAAGAGTGCCCAGCCTTGTTTGTCGGCAAGCGCTGGGCGGATCACCTCGAACCAGACCTCGGCGTCCATGAAGGCGGCTTCGTCGAGCACCACGCCAGCCAAGCTGCGGCCTCGTAGGGCCATTGCGTTTTCAGTGCCCTTCAGTTCGATTGTTGAGCCGTTCACTAGCTCGATCTTGAGGTCCGTTTCGTTCTTGCTCTTGATCCAGGCTTTTGGGACCAGGCGTTTCATTACTTTCCAGGCAATGTCTTTCGCCATCCGGTATGTAGGGGCGGCATAGAAAAAGGTTTCGCCCGGCCTTTCGATCGCCCCACGCAATAACTCGATACATGACAGGTAACTTTTGCCGAATCGTCGGCCAGCTACCAGCACTCTGAAGCGTTTTCGGCTGGAAAATACCTCGCCTTGGGCGTAGCGAAGGGTAAGGGCTCCAGCAGAATCGGGCATTTTTTAGGGTATGGGTACCTTCTAGGGTAGTACAGGAATTGAACCCCTGCCCCCGGTGTAGTACAGAAGAAGAAATTGAGGATATGTCAGTAGGTTCCCTGGGTCCGGACCACGCCGCAAAAAAGCCGGAGGTCGCCCCCCGGCTCGGTGTGATCAGAACAGCAGCCCTAAACAGAAGGCAACGACAGCGACGACTAGCGCTGTCGTGGCTTGCTCCTGGCTCTGGGCTGCGGTGTGCAATGCGCGGTTCCTTTGCTCAATGGTGGTGGAGAGGATCTCGCACAGTTGAGCCTTGGTAGCGCGGCTGGGGACTGAGGTCATAGTTCGCTATGGGTGAGCGTTACTGTAGGAGTCTAGTCGATTTGCGGGCCAATTGCGAGCGATCCGGACGGATCTGTACCGGATCGCCGATTGGCACAAGCCACTAGCGGCCGAGCACCAACAGCCGACACTTGGCAGCCGATCGACCGGCAGACTCGCAGCGTGCCAGCTGGTTTGCATTGTCGGCACCCATAGCGAGCACACCACAAGCGGTGAGCAAAGCGGCCAGGGTCAGGATGCGGGAAGACATAGGGAAGCATGGTGAGCTTCCCCGTATTGTATCACAGAATCAGCAGCTGCCTAGCCCTGCCGCTTGTCTTCGACCGTGATATTGAGCGTGGGTGCAGCGGCTGCCTGCGCTTCCGGTGCGACCTCACCAACGACTGCGCCAAGGTCCCGCATGAGGAGTTGGGCGGAGCCTATCTGCCCCTTACGGATAGCAGCGTCGATTGCTCTCATGCGCATAGCCTGTAAACGTGAAACTATGCTCTCGCGATCCTTGCTCCAATCCTCCTCATTCCACCTTTTCACCTCATCCCAATCTCTCCAGGCTGTAACTTCGCCGATGCCTTCACGATCAGCATGATCTAGAACCAGCTGGCGAACAGGAAGACCAGTCAACTGCCTTTTATAAAGTCGCTTCCGGCGTTCTTCAATAACGGCATTAGGATTCCGCTTCCCATAGGGTCGCTGCTTATTTTCTACAGTTTTCGCCGTAACTTCCGGCGCTTCGTTGTTAGCTTCCGGATTGTCCGACATTGTTAGATTCTCTGGTCGTTTGGTTCAATACTAGCGCCACCACTGCGGCACAATAAAAAAGCACCGCCTGAGCGGTGCGGACTGAGCGATGCGAAAACCACTCAATAGGACGGCAAGACGAAGGCAACAGTACAGGAGCCGACCGGGCGAAGCTCGAATCCCTCGCCGTGCTCGAACGTCCGGCATCGGCAACCTGTCAGCCCCAGTGCAGCCTTGGCAGCCGTCACAACCTGCCTACGGTTGGCATCCTGCGGCAGCGCCAGCTGATCACGTCGCACCCAGCTGTAATTAGCCTCTCCGCCAAACGTATCGGTAAGCTCGACATCCCAAACGGTGAGAGTTTCCAGCATCGCTCAG